AAGGATTATCTGAGGAGCAGGCACAGGCCGTAATGGATATCTGGAATGAAACCATTAAGGGGTTTGTACCAAAGGAGCAGTTTGACGAGGTAAACGGGAAGCTGAAAGAGGCAAATACCACGATTGATACCTTGAAAAAGAGCAATGCGGACAACGAGGAGCTTCAGAAGCAGGTTAAGGAGTATAAGGAAAAGGTAACAATACTGGAGGCAACGGCAGCCAATACCCGGAAGGAATACGCCCTGAAAGACAAGCTGAAAGAGGCGGGCGTGGTTGATGCGGATTACATCATCTATAAACAGGGTGGAATTGATAAATTCACGTTTGACAAGGAAGGGAACCCGGTTGGGATTGATGATGTAGTAAAGCCGCTGAAAGAGTCATCCCCGCACCTGTTCAAGACTGAACCAGGGGCCGATTACAAACCGGCCGGCGGAGGGACACCTCCTTCCAAGAATCCGTTTGCAAAAGACAGTTTTAACCTCACTGAGCAGGGAAAACTGCTTCGTGAAAATCCGGCGCAGGCGAAGGCTTTGGCCTCAGCTGCCGGCGTAACTATTTAACACATGAAAGGAAAAGGTGAATTAAATGCCAGGAACAACTTTACAGGACGTTATTGTCCCAGAACTTTTTAATCCTTATGTAATCAACAGGACAATGGAGCTTTCTGCGCTTTTACAGTGCGGTATTATCGCAAATAACAGCGAATTTGACGCGCTTGCATCTCAGGCAGCCCCAACTGTCAACATGCCATTCTTCGAGGACTTGACAGGCGAATCCGAGCAGGTGATTGAGGGGGGAGACCTGACAGACAATAAGATTTCTTCCAACAAGGATGTGGCAGCCATTATCCGGCGCGCTAAGATGTGGAGTGCTACAGATTTGTCCGCGGCATTGGCAGGTTCAGACCCTATGGCAGCCATTGCTACGCTGGTGGCGCAGTTCTGGGCCAGAGATACGCAGAAAGAGCTGATTGCAATCTTGAATGGTATTTTCGGGACCGTACCAGCAGGAGATTCTGGCACACCGCCCGCAAAAACAAGGCTGGAAAGTAACCTTCTGGATATCTCGGGAAAATCTGGAGCAGCGGCAAATTGGAGCGGTGGTGCATTCATTGACGCGGAACAGAAACTCGGAGATGCCAAGGCGCAGCTGACTGGTATCTGCATGCACAGCGCTACGGAGGCGTATTTGAAGAAGCAGAACCTGATTGATACGGTACAGCCATCTAATGACGTTGCCTTTGGTACCTACCAGGGAAAGCGTGTCATTGTGGATGACGGATGCCCAGTTGCAGGCGGTGTATATACGACATACCTGTTTGGCAATGGGGCCGTGGCCTTAGGTAATGGTAACCCGGTAGGATTTGTGCCGACTGAGACTGACCGCGCGAAACGCAAAGGCTCAGGCGTGGACTATCTGATTAACAGACGGACCAGTATACTTCATCCTCGCGGCGTCGCGTTTACCAGTGCCTCTGTCGCAAAAACTGAGGGACCATCCAGGACTGAACTGGCCGACCCGAAAAACTGGAATCCAGTCTATGAGTCGAAGCAGATTCGGATTGTAGCATTTAAACACAAACTGGGATAGGAGCAAATGGAATGACAATATCGGAAATGGAAATTGCAGTTAAGAACAATCTGGGCATTAAGGATGATACACGGGATATTCTCATTTCTGATGTCATTCTTTTGGTCTGTGATTATTGCAATCTTGGCCAGAAGAACATTCCTGACATCCTGGAACCAGTTATTCGCAAGAAAGCCAAGGATATCATTGATTATGAGGCGGCCAATGGGACGGGATACCGTCCTGAGGTCGCAAGCATAAAGGAAGGTGACGGAAGTATCACCTGGTCCCAGACGGACGGCAATACCAAGGCAAGCATTTACAGCCTAACAGAGAGCGATAAGAAGGGCCTGCGTAGGCACAGGAGGTTGAGAGGATATGTATAACCCGTATGAGGCAATGTACGACGCCACAATGGACGTGTACAGGTGGCAAGAGGCTGAGGTCGGCGGGTTCACAAAGCAGAAAACTGTGAAAATATCAACTGGAAGGCCGTGCCGTTACAGTTCATCCGGCCAGGTTGCCACAGATTCACCCGCCCCGTCTATCCAGAACAGCCATAAGTTATTTTGTGGACTGGAAGAGGATATACGAGAAGGGGACAGGATTGTAATAACGCTAAGAACCGGAAAAACAATCGAGGTATCACTGGGCGAATGCCATCCATACACGTACCAATGGCAGTGTGAGATAAAGAGAGATGATGATGCATGAGTAATCAAGGTGACAACGCAAAGGCATTTGCAGAATTCCGCAAAGAGTTACTGGCAATGCTGGGGGATATCCGGGAAATTGACAGGAAGGTGCTGAACAAGGCGGTGAATGAGGGGGTGGCATTCGCGAAGAGGAAGACCCCGACAGGAGACCATCCGAACCCTGTGACCTTTACTGTTAAGAACGGTCCCAAAGTCGGGAAAGAGGTCAGCTTCACTGTGTCCAACCCGGGAGTCGGTGGCTTTTTACGGAAGAACTGGCACAAGCTCCCTACGAAACGGACCGGAGACGGGATTGAAGCAGAGCTTATCAATACTGCTGATTACGCCTCTTATTGGAACGATGGGTATCGTATCGTGACGAAGAAAGGCGGCCCAACCAAAGGTTTTGTACCTGGCACGCGTGTTCTGGAAAAGACGCAGGGATATGTGGAAAAGCGTATGTCAGTCCTGTTTGAAAAAGAAGTAAGGGAGGTGCAGAAACGGCATGATAGCTAAACTGTATAAGAATATTGCATCCGGGCTAAATGCTGTGAAAGCCTGCCGGGTGTATGTGGAGGACGTGCCGCAGAATTTTAAGCAGCCGTCCTTTTTCATATCTTTCTATGACCAGAACCCGTCCAGGGGCATCAGTGGCCGCCTGAAGAACACAGTGCGTGTGGATGTATCTTACTTCCCGGAATCCACGCAGGAAGCCAACGGGGAATGCTGGGAGGTTGGGCAGGAGCTTCTACGGGAGCTAAGGATAAACGATTTTAAAATAAAGAATAGGAACTTGAAAATCACGGACAAGGTACTGCATTTCATGTTTGACGTGGATTACCGGGAATACCTCAGTACAGATGCCCAAACCATGCAGACCCTTTCCCAGAACACAGACATGAAGGAGGTATAACCTATGGCAGGTACATGGGAATCCCAGAACAAGGTGTTGCCCGGAGCCTATATTAATATCCGGACAAATGAGCCGTTGTCCATTACCCCGGGAGATAGGGGAACCGTAGTTATTCTACAGGAAATGACGGTAGGAGAGGATGGACAGATGTATACCATCACCGCTACAGAGCAGGCATATCCAGAGAAAGCAACAGCAGAGGATAAGAAGCTGGCTACAGAAGCGCTGAAAAAGGCTAAGACGGTATTGATTTACAAGTTGCCGGAAACACATAATACAGATGCGGTTAATGCAGCGCTTACGAAATTAAAAACGGTGCAGTTTAACACCCTGTGTTATCCTTATGATACAACGCCGGAAACAGCAAGCGCCAACAAGACAGCGATTGCGGCCTGGATTAAGGCTATGAGGGACGATGAGGGGGTTAAATGCCAGGCCGTCCTCGCCAATCATGTAGCGGATAGCGAGGGAATTATAAATGTCTCGCAGGGAGTCGTGATGTCTGACAGCACAACATTGACGGCAGCAGAGACTACCGCATGGGTGGCGGGTGCAACTGCCGGGGCAAGTATTACCACTTCAAATACGGGAATGACTTATGTTGGGGCGATTGATGTCAGCCCCAGGATGACAAAAACCGAGATGGAGACAGCAATTAAGGCGGGGAAGTTCATATTCAAGGCTGACAGTGCGCAGAACGTAACAGCGGTATATGACATCAATTCCCTCACCACGGTCACGGTGGAGAAGGGGAAAATGTTCACGAAGAACAGGGTCATCCGTACCCTTGACAATATTGCAAATGACATCACTACTATTTTTGAAAGTAACTATGTGGGAAAGGTAAACAACAACGATGATGGGCGGGCACTTCTTAAGGCGGCGTTGGTAGATTATTTTAACACGCTCCAGAACATGGGGGCCATCCAGAACTTTGAAACGAATGATGTAGTAATTACGGCCGGAACAGATTCGGACGCAGTCCTTGTGACTGCCGCCATACAGCCTGTTGACAGTGTTGAGAAAATCTATATAACAGTTAATCTTTCATAAGGAGGCGCACAATGGCAGGAAATTATACAAAAATTAACGACCTGGTGACTGGCAGCGAAGGCAGTGCATACATAACCACCGATGGACAGAATAGATATTTTTTTGAACTGTCCAAAATCGAAGCAAACATTGAATTTACGGTGATTGCAAAGAAGCTTCTCGGTCACAGAATGAAGCAGCATAAAGTTGTCGGAGCCGAGGGAAAGGGTACTGTAACAATGTACAATGTTAGCCCGGCGGCCCTGGCAATCTACCAGCAGTACATCAAAGAAGGAAAGACGCCCCAGATTAGTATCCAGACCACAAACGAGGATACGGGAAGTACAATAGGCAGGCGTACTGTAGTGATGCGTAATTGCATTCTGGCGAAAGTCCCGATTGCATATCTGGAGGATGGAAGCGAGGATTTAAACACAACGGATTCCGATTTTACATTTGATGATGTTGACGAGCTGGAGAGTTACGTGCTTCCAGAAAATATGAGGTAAGAGAGGGGAGTTGACCTCTCTTTTTTTGACGAAAGGGGTAATGAAATATGAGCAGTTTAAAAGCATTCTTAAATCCTATAAAGGCAGAAAACAGGAAAGTATGTGTGTCTGACCGATTCCAGGAAAACGGGAAAACAGTTCCGTTTGTCATTCGACCAATTGGCCAGGATGAGAACGAACAGATTATACGCAAGCACACAAAAAAGGATAAAAAGGGTGTCGAATACTTTGACAGGGTAGCATATAATCAGGAATTAGTTGCGGCAGCCGTAGTTGAGCCAGACTTAAAAAGTGATGAGCTGCAAAAAGCGTACGGTGTAATCGGCGAGGCAAAGTTATTAACCAAAATGCTGTATATCGGTGAGTATGCCGAGCTCATGCAGGAAGTACAGGAGCTGTCTGGACTTGATAAAGATATCAATGACGAAATTGAAGAAGCAAAAAACTGATAGAGCAGGGCGATGCAGAACTTAACTATTCTCACTTTGCCCTGCAAAAGCTCCATTTACTCCCATCGGCTCTGGAGTCTATGAGCCGGCGGGAGCGTGCACTAGTCTATGCCAGTATTGATTTGAGAGTTAAGGAAGAAAAGAGACAGGCCGCAAAAATGAAGATGTAAGGAGGCGGGCAGATGGCAACGTTACGTGCTATGTTTAAGTTATTCGATGGCTATAGCACAACGATTAATAAGATTGTGACAGGTACCAATAAGGCAGAGGAATCCGTAAGGAAGGCAAGTAGGGGAACGGATGTATATAACCAATCGTTAAGCAATACTGGAGTGGCAGCGAGCAGGGCCAATTCTGGACTAACTAAGCTAATCGGAACCGTGTTGAGCCTGGCGGCCGCAAAGAAGGGCATGGATTTGACGGATACGTATACAAATACCAGCGCGCGCCTTTCCATGATTACAGGAAGCCTAGAGGAGCAGAAGGCCTTACAGGCGGCGGTGTTCGCTGCTGCTGACCGGTCAAGGGGTAGTTATGTAGAGATGGCAAACGCAACAGCCAAAATGAAGATGCTGGCGGGCGATGCATTTGGAAGCAATGAGGAAGCTCTTGGATTTACGGAACTCTTACAGAAATCCCTTAAGGTATCAGGCGCCAGCCAGGGAGAACAGGATTCGGCCTTCCTCCAGCTGACACAGGCAATGGCAGCAGGTAAGCTTCAAGGAGACGAGTTCCGGTCGATTATGGAAAATGCGCCGATGGTAGCAAATGCGATATCGCAGTATCTTGGCGTTACCAAAGGAGAGTTAAAGGAACTGTCATCGGACGGGGCTATTACGGCTGACATTATCAAGAATGCAATGTTTAACGCGGCGGATGATATTAACGGAAAGTTCGCCCAGATGCCCATGACGTTTGCGGATGTCTGGACCAAGATAAAGAACACTGGGATGCAGGCCTTTGGAGACGTATTCGAAAAAGCTAACGCCATGCTTAATTCCGATATGGGACAGGCTGCAATTATGAACCTAACAGGGCTGGTTTATATGGCTGCGGCCGGTTTTGATGCCCTTTTGGATGGGATTGGATGGGTAGGAGACCATCTAGACATTCTTGCGCCCATCGTGTTGGGGCTGGCCGGGGCTTGGTTGGTGTACAATGCGACAGCGGGGATTGCCTGGCTGACTACGTTGAAGAATGTTACGGCTATGGCATTGAAAGCAACAGCTGACTGGGCTGAGTATGCAGCCATATTCATGCTGATATGGGCCCAGGAGGGATTTAACGCGGCACTTGCGGCATGCCCCATTACCTGGATTATTGGGGCGGTCATCCTATTGATTGCGGCATTCTATGCAGGGGTGGCGGCAATAAATCATTTTGCGGGAACTTCTGTCAGCGCAACTGGACTCATTGGTGGTGCGTTTGGATTCCTGGCCGCCAATCTGTTTAACATATTCGTTTTCCCAATATGGAACGGGCTGGCAATGCTGGGAAATTTTCTCGGCAATGTGTTTACTAAGCCAAAGGTAGCCGTCCAGATGCTTTTTCTCAACATGGCTAAGACCTGTATAGATTATGTTATTAACATGGCCAAGGTAATTGAGAATGTAATAAATAGAATACCAGGAGTTACGAAAGACATCACATCTGGCCTTGAAGAATTTAAAATAAACATTGAAAGCAAGATGGAATCCATCAAGGATGAAAGCGGCTGGAAAGAATACATTAAGCAGCCTGAGCTTATGGACGTATCCACTATGACAGCGAAAGGATATAAAAAGGGGGCCGAACTTGGTAATAAAGCTTCTAATTTTCTTTCTGGTTTCGTACCGGACTTGGGCGGCAATGACAAGGGCTGGGACCAGTTTGCCACGGGTGGAAATCCGGCCGTTGTAAAAGGAACTGGGAAAGGCGGGGCCATGAAGGTTGAAAAGGACGATAAAGAAGATATTGAGTGGATGCGCAAGCTGGCGGAGCGTGACTATGTAGCAAGGATTGCACAGAACACCCTTGCCCCGAACATCAAGGTAGAATTTAGCGGCCCAATCACGAAGGAAGCGGATACGGATGGGGTCATGAGCCATGTTGTGGAGCAGCTTAAGGATGTGATTGCAACCGCTCCGGAGGGGGTACCTGCATAATGTCATACTCAGTATATTTCAAATATGGAAGCAAGAAATACAAGCTTCCGGTCAATCCGGAGGAAATCAAACGGACAAGGAACCTGAATGTGGAGACTTACCAGGTGCTTGGCACAGGGCAGGTCTCCGTCCCATCCTATTGTGAGCTGGAGGAATACAGTTTTGAGGCGGAGTTCCCCAGTCGGGATTACCACTATGTGGAACCAGGCGCGCGGGCCGATGCTGATTACTATGAAAAGATGTTCCGTAAGGCCCAGAAGAACAAAAAGCCCATCCGGTTCATCGCATCGAATGATATCACGGATGATATAAGCGTGATGGTGCTGGTTAAGAGCGTGGAAAGCCGTGAAAAGGCAGGGGAAGAAGGGGATAAGTATATATCGCTCACCCTGATTGAACACAAAGGGTCCAGTAAACGTTATATAGCGGTCCAAACCCCGACAGCTACGGTTAAACAAGAGGATACAGCCACCAATAGCGAGGCTGTAAATCCGGCAGTGACCGATAATAAGACACATACGGTACAATCAGGCGATACGCTTTGGGGGATTGCAAAAAAATACTATGGCAACGGAGCACAGTATCCTAAAATTGCGTCTGCTAATAGCATAGCAAACCCCAATGTTATAAGTGTGGGGCAAGTGTTGAGCATACCGACATAGGAGGCGACATGGAGCTATTGGTTGAAACACAAGGTTACATATATGACATATCCGACCTGTGCACAGAAATATCATGGTCAGATGTCCTCAACGATGGCGCAAGCAGTCTGGAGGTATCGTATATTAAAAATGGACTTACCCTGCAAAATGGTGATGTTGTCCGTCTGACAGATAATGACCAGAATGATGGCATTTTTTTTGGTACGGCTTTTAAAGTATCCGGCGATGAGAGCGGTATTATTAAGGTTAAAGCGTATGACCAGCTGCGCTACGCAAAGCACAAGGATATAGTAGTCCTGGAAAACGGCACGCTCAGGAACCTGGCCCAGAATATGTGCGCCTTCCTGTCGCTAAAACCGGGGACCATGGAGGAGCCAGGCTACGTCCTTCCGGCCATTGCCGATTATGAAAAAACATGGATTGACCATATCGTACAGGCCATATCAGATACGTTACTTGGTACACAGGAGATGTATTGCTTAAGGGATGAATATGGTTCTGTGTGCTTATGGAACATGCGCAATCTTCAAACTCCGCTTGTATTGGGAGACGCGAGCTTATGCACCGGATACAGCTGGGAGAAATCCGTAGATGATGAATTTTATAACCGTATTAAAGTGGTCTGGAAAAACGAGTCAAGCGGACAGATTGATATTGGAACAGCTGTTGACCAAGAATCAGTCAATCGTTATGGACTGTTACAGTATCTTGAATCTTCCCAATCTGGCATTGATAACGCGGCGAAGGCCCAGGAGCGTGCCAATAACCTATTGAAACTGTATAACCATGAGAAGGAAACATTGAAATTGGAATGCCTGGGGGACCTCCGGGTGAGGGCTGGGAACAGTATTTATGGCAGCATAGAGGATATCAGCCTGAACCGCCGTTTGATTGTAAAGAAAGTGACCCATGAGTTCCTTCCTATCCATACCATGTCCGCGGAGGTGATGGCAGATGAGTGATAAGAATACAGCACATGAGCTTTTATCCACAATCAAGGCAATCGTGGACAATTATATGAAGGCCAGAAAGCCCACATCCGTACTGCTTGGCACTTACAACGGAACGTCAATCATGGTCGGTTCGCTCCCCCTGCCTATGAGTATGGTTTCCGGGAATATGAAAGGGAAGCTTGTATCCGGGGACAAGGTTCGGCTTTTGCGTAATGATGGTGGTCGGGAATACTACGTTCTGGAGATTATCGGGAAACCTTATCAGATAGGAGGTTGAGTATGACAGAACTTACAACGTCACTGGTGCTCCAGGAACAGAATTTTTATGATAGGACGTATAAACTTTCTGCTGAGAAGATAGAAAGCTTTGTGGATGGCCTGGAATCACTGAAACAGGCTATATATAAGGTGCTTGCCACAGAACAATATGAATACCCCGTCTACAGCTTTAAGTATGGGATTGCGTGGAAGGAACTGATTGGAGAGGAGCGTCCATATGTCCGCGCTGAGATGAAACGGATGATTCAGGAAGTGCTATTGCTGGACGACAGGATATTAGAGGTGGACGGATTTGATTTTGAGTTTAAGGAAGATATATGCCGGTGCACTTTTAATGTATCCAGTATTTATGGGGACGTGGAAATAGAGAAGGAGGTGTCAGTATGAGCGCGACATACGAAGAAATATTGCAGGGGATGCTGAATAAAGTCACCAACGAAGTGGACAAACGTGAAGGAAGTATCATATATGATGCGTTGGCACCGTGTGCGTATTTCCTGGCACAGCAGCAATTTCAAATAGAACATTTCTTTGACTTGGTATTTACTGACACGGCGATAGGAGATTATCTTGATAGGGCGGCCGCAACCTATGGACTGACCAGGAAAGAAGCAACTGCGGCCGTGCGAATAATGACGACATCAACGGCGATTGAAAATGGTACTCGATGGGGGATTAATGGACTTGTTTATAATGTTACTGGTAAGCGCAGCGAGAATGAATATATAGTCACATGCGAGACCCCAGGGGAAACAGGAAACCAATACAGCGGAAATATGGAGCCCATATCCAATATATCTAATGTCACGGCGACGCTTGGAGGAATTGATACGCCGGGGACGGATGCTGAAACGGATGACGCCTTTCGGGAACGGCTATATGCAAAGATAAAACGGCCGGCTACATCAGGTAATGCTTATCATTATAGGCAGTGGGCTCTGGAGGTGGCCGGTGTGGGGGATGCAAAAGTATTTCCGTTGGATAACGGTCCCGGAACTGTGACAGTCCTGGTAGTAGATGATGACAAAAATATTTCTTCCTCACTTCCTGCTACAGTTTTAAAGCACATTGAAACGGTGCGTCCAATCGGGGCTACAGTTACGGTATCCAGTCCGGAAGCATTACCTATTAATATATCAGCCAATGTCGTTTTGGATGGAAGTAAGACAATTTCAGTGATTGAATCGGCATTTAAGGAAGAGTTGACATTATTCCTGAAGGAAATGACATTTATAACGTATCGTGTGAGCTATGCGAAACTGGGAAGCCTCCTTCTGGATATCCCAGGAGTTGAGGATTTTGACAATTTCAGGCTTAATTCCGGGACAGGAAACGTAACGATAAGTGAAAAACAGATACCGATTATCGGAATGATAACATTAGCGGAGGTGGATGCACTTGGAGTTGGTTAAACTGCTGCCAGATTATTATGATTCGAATGTTACAATGAATACCTTACAGGCAATCCTTTCGGATGTGACAGAAATGATGGATGTCAGTCTGAGTACAATCATTGCAGAATGCTTTGTTAACACGGCCAGCCATATGCTGAACAGATATGAACAACTGTTGGATATTGATGTGGATATATCCAAGCCGGATACCTTCCGGCGCGAACGAATCAAGGCTAAGATTTCGGGAATCGGAACAACCACTAAGCAGATGATTATTGATACGGCCAGCCAGTATTCAAACGGAGAAGTGGAGGTCATTGAAGACAATGCTAATGGAAAATTCACAATTAAGTTTGTTGGCACACTTGGCATTCCAGGAAACATGTCTGACCTCAAGATTACAATTGAAGAAATAAAGCCGGCACATCTGGCCGTGGTATATGAGTACGTCTATAATACATGGAATGATGTATCAAAGATAACATGGAACCAGGCAGCTGCATACACCTGGGATGAAATAAGGACGGTGAATTTAAATGAATGAGACTACCAACCTAAAACTCAAGAAGCCAGCAGGAAATGAATATATATCCGTTGGGATTATCAATGAAAATATGGACATTATAGATGCTGGCATGAAAGAAATAAGTGATAGTGTTGACGCACCTGAGTTTGATGCCTCTGGATCCGTAGATGGCATAACCGGCAAGACAACCCTCCTGGCTAGTTTTGTTTCAAAGATGCCGCTGATAAAATTCATGCGCAATGTTAAGGCCGGTTTTAAGCTGGTCTCATTTGTTGGAGATATAGTCAATAACTGTGTAACTGACAATGCCAACCTTCCTTTATCGGCTGCCCAGGGCAAGAAATTGATGGACCTTTATACTGTGCTCAATACCAATTTATCAAGTAAGGCCGGGTATGGAAAAAACGTATATACTGGTCAACAGTATGTTATTACTTATGCAGGCATAGATGATAGGGCTTATCTAAACATGCAATTTGTGTCTGAAGCTCCGTGGAAAGAAAATAATTCTACCCGTGCTGGTTACGGATTTCATAATTCTGGGTCCAACGGAGGAGCGTTATATCTGGATACAGATGGCCGATTGAAATTCGTTACATCAGATACACATACTGTCTACGCTTTGGATTGGCATAGCTTATAATTGCTATAAAATGGTTATATTATAGAAAAAGAAAAACAACCCGCATACCGGCCTGCACTGCAAGGATTAGCAATGATGTCAGTATTATTCAAATAAAAGGGCATAGAAATATTTCCGTTTTCCCAGCCTGCAATGCGTCCATGCCTGACTATTGTTGAGGTAGGCAATCCACTTACTATTAGAGTATTTACTGCTGTAATCGCCTTTACAGTGATGTCAAAATCGACAAAACACGTACCATTAAGAACTTTATAAACTACAGTCCCAGCCCTTACCCAGTCCAAATTAATGACTGCATCTCCAGAATAGGAATCAACAATGCCATTATTTGTAATCTTGGTATTGAGCACAGTAAGCAACTCGTAAACCGGGCCCCACAAGGGCCTTTTATAATTCAAAAAAAAGGAGTGAATCCATGGAAAAAATCAGAATTGGAAAGGAAGAACGACGGTATGAAATCAGCAGCATCCGGCCAGAATCTGCAAACGTCCTGGAAATCGTCTTTTCCGGCGCAATCCCGGCCATATGGGGCGACATTACAATCTATACAGATGATGGTACAGAGGCCACCACCCTGCACGGCTATGAGACAGTGTGGAAGCAGGGAGGAAATAGGGTATGGTTATCCAACGACGGAAGTGTTTACACACCTCCAGTCCCTCCGGAGCCAGCGGTACCACCAGAACCATATGTGCCGACACTGGCAGAGGTTCAAGACAACAAAAAGGCCGAGGTAAATGCGGCCTGTGAGGCCATGATTGTATCAGGGGTTAATGTAACATTGGCGGATGGAACAGTGGAGCATTTTGATCTAAAGGAGCGCGACCAGCTCAACCTATTTGGCAAGCAGATACAGGTCAACGCAGGATTGGAGAGCATCGAATACCACACCGACACCACTCCTACAACCAACTGTAAGTACTACAGCAACGCAGACATGCAGTCCATCATCCAAGCGGCCATGTGGCACGTCAGCTACCATCAGACGTACTGCATCAGTCTCAAGGTATGGATTGATGCCTGCGAGGCCAAGGAAGAGGTGGCAGAGATATTCTATGGTGCAGATATTCCGGAACAATATCAATCGGAGGTGCTCAAGGCATATCTTATCCAGATAGCAGCTGAGATGGGGGTGGATAATGGCACGCCGGCGAGTTTATAAGTATGTCACCTTGTGGAGCATGGGAGGACTGCTATACATACTCATGGAGGTTGCGTGGCGCGGCAGGAGCCACTGGACCATGTTTGCGTTGGGTGGCCTGTGTTTTATTGGCCTGGGACTGATTAATGAGGTCCTGCCATGGGATATGCCCTTATGGCAGCAGGTTGTGATTGGCGCCGGTATTATTACAGTGCTGGAGTTTTTGACTGGATGTGTAGTTAATTTGTGGTTGGGCTGGGGCGTATGGGATTACAGTAATAAGCCGGGTAATATCCTGGGGCAGATATGTCCGCAGTTCTTCCTGCTGTGGCTGCCGGTAAGCCTGGCTGGGATAGTACTGGATGACTGGTTACGGTATTGGTGGTGGGGCGAGGAGCGGCCGTGTTATAAAATATTATAGAAAGGTGAGGTTAATGAAAATGAAAAGAGAATATGTAATTACAGTACAGGGGGCGCTGGCAGCAGCTGGTGCCTTTTTAAGTGCGAAGCTAGGAATCCTTTATCCGGTGCTGTGCATCCTAATGGGTACGATGGTGTTAGATTACATAACCGGGATGCTGGCCAGTAAAAATGAGGCCATAGACCATCCGGGTGATGCCAGCTATGGATGGAGCTCCAGAAAAGGGGCTAAGGGTATCATTAAAAAGGTGGGATACCTGTGCGTAATTGCCGCGGCTATGGTGGTTGATTATGTGATTGTTTTTGTGTCGGCAGAGCTTGGGATGCAGATATCCGTCAAGGCCTTCTTCGGGCTCCTGGTGGCGGTCTGGTACTTACTCAACGAGTTGCTGTCCATCATTGAGAATGCCGGTCGTATGGGTGCCAATGTGCCGGAATGGCTGCGTAAATATATCGCGGTATTGAAGGATAAGATTGACAATACAGATTATCAGGGAGGCAGCAGGACATAAAAGGAGGTGGTCCGTATATCTCCCGACCGCCAGGGTAATGGCGGTAAACTTATTAACCCCAAAAAAGGAAAGAGAGGTACATATTATGGCAAAATTAACAGGAAAACATGCAGCACGTATTCCGGGGAATGGAGGATATCTGGCAGAGGGGCCGGACTTGCAGGAAAAGCAGCCTACTCCATACCTGTATGATGGACCGACAGACACACCGCATCCAGGTAAACACCAGAGCGGTGTGGGAGGTCCAAGTGACAGTAATAATAATGGAGTAGACGACGAAGAGGAGTAAGTTGCACCGGTACAACAATGGCCCTAGGGTATTCCTGGGGTCTTTTTAAATTGGAGGAAAAATACTATGAGTAAAACAGCTGAAGGATTAATACAGCACTGCAAGGACAAGCTGGGCACCCCTTACGTCTACGGCGCCAAGGGCGAGATACTGACGCAGGCCATCCTGGACAGGCTTGCCCGGGAGAACCCAAGCACATACACATCAACTTATAAGGCCAAGGCGGCTAAGTACATAGGCCAGCGTTGCACGGACTGCAGCGGCCTCATCAGCTGGTACTCCGGGCGCATCCGGGGCAGCTACAACTACCATGACACAGCCGTGGAGCGGGCAGGTATCGACCACCTGAATGAGTCAATGACCGGCTGGGCGCTCTGGAAGCCGGGCCATATCGGGGTGTACATAGGTGATGGATATTGCATCGAGGCCAAGGGCATCAACTACGGAACCATCAAGAGCCGCGTGACGGCCACTCCCTGGCAGAAAGCCCTTAAGCTCTGCGACATCGACTACACACCGGTCCCGGTGACATACACCCAGGGATTCCAGCCGGCGGCAGACGGCCAGCGCTGGTGGTATCAGTTTACAGACGGCAGCTATGCGGCCAATGGCTGGTACTGGCTCCGGGAGGCCACGGACGGCACCTGTGGCTGGTACCTGTTTGACAGCGAGGGCTACATGCTGACCGGCTACCAGGTGGACCCCGCCGGCGAGGCCTTCGTACTCTGTCCAGTCAAGGGCAGCGACGAGGGCAAATGCATGATTACGGATGCAAGGGGCGCGCTCCGGATTGCGGAGGAGTACGACATGGTAAATCGACGGTACGTGTTTACGTGGTAGGCCATAAAATGACATTATTTACCAGTGCAGCTCTCTTTGTAAAAGGCATACAATGGTCTTGAAAGGAGACGCATAAAGATGGATGGAAAGCGAAACGATGAACCGCCAGAATCGGCGGAAAAGAACTCGGATGAAGAACTGCTAAAAGAGTTTGAAGCAGTTAAACGCATGACCGTCCCCTTACCCATCCCGGACCCGAAGCCGGATGAATTTGAGACCATCTGGAAACGGATTCAGGAAGGGAAGGAGAAAGAGAAGTAAGTGAAAGACGGGTACCGGAATGGCCGGGCCCGCCTAAAAATATGGTTAATTTTTGAAAAGCGATGAAATCATATAATTTTAGGTTAGACGGCTATTAGCAACAAATTCGTTAAAAATAGCGTAAAAACGTAGTCTTACACATGCATTCTGAATGACAATTTCCCCTTTCTTTCCAATTTATGACAATAGAATAACAGAAATACGTTGTTTTTATGGTGTTAAAAATATACCAAAAGTGATGTTAAAAATTTTAATCGCAACAAATTAGCAGCATAATCGCAACAACGTTTTAAATATCGTAGTTTATCTTATTAACTTCTCGCAGTAATTCAGCCGGAGTTCGATGGGTATACACGTTTTCTGTAAGGTCCTGGATTGCATGCCCAACGATAAGCTTAAGACAATACTCATCCATGCCAACAGTCTTGGCCTTTGTGACGAAGGTGTGTCTTGTATCATGGGGCGTGTGTTTAGTTTTCATATCTGCCATGATGGCCCTGAAACGATGGGCATACATGTTATAGGTCACGTCGTCTGCCCCTATCTTAAACAGTTTACCAGTACTGGTCCTTTGAGCAATCAAATTATATATTTTGTCATGGATGGGGATAATTCTATCCTTGCCAGCTTCTGTCTTACTTCCGCCTACCATGTAGTGTTCTTCCAGATGGACATTACAGGATTGCAATGAGCATATCTCTCCCGGCCGCAGTCCTGTGTATAATCCCACCAATACCATATCTACGCATTCCATGTCCAGCATTGTCCAGAGCCGCTGCACCTCCGTGTCCGGGAATACAATACGGTTGATACTGGCATCTGGTCTGGATACCACATCAGTCAGAGCTGCATAATTTTTTTCCACAATTTCATATTTAAGCGCCCAATCATAGAGCTTGATTAGGAGGCTACGAACATCTCCGCGTATGATGGCGGATTTAGAAGATTCCTGGATAGCTGCATCTAGGTCTAATGTTTTGAGTTCCCATAGCTTTTTATCGTGTATGGAGGAACAGGCCCTAAGGGCATCACTCCACGCTTTCTGACGACCTGCAGATAGCTTCTTTGTGGTGAAATATTTGGGTGCCCATTCTTCATAGGCTTGTGCAATTGTGGTATCGTATTTTTTCTCATGGGGAGTTTTGTTATATTCCATCAACGCTTGATAGGCCTCATTGTAAGTCTTAAAGCTGGCTTTCGGTTCGATAGGCTTCTGTATTGGCTTACCAAAAGGAGTTCTCCCGATAGTCTTTCTGGCGTAGTATGGCTCCCGCCGTCGTGGCCCTTGGTAAGAAATAGAGCCAAACCCATTAGGCAGACGCATCCTGGATGGAGGTTTAGCCCTTGGGGGAATATGGGGCCGTGCGGGTTCCTGTGATGTGATGGGGCATCCGCAATGAGGGCAAGCCTGAGCCTTATCACTTACCTTGCCTTCGCATTCTGGGCATCGAATTAGTGCCATTGATATCATCCTTCCTGTTGTGATGTTGCAACTATTTTGGGGTGCAAAAAAAATACACCCATTGACCGGATGTGCTTAAGGATGATATAATATGGTTGTCGAGACCGATATTATCATCCGGGACATACCGGGCAATAGTATCATCAAAAGCTCTGGGAATTGGTAGCTCCTGGGGCTTTTTGCTATATCAAATTTATTGTAGGTATTTTGATATAATATCCGCCGGAAATGTAAGGCCGATAGGTCCGTCAATAACTGTAATGGTTTTACCCATTTCATCATTAGTTACAATTAACTCTATATCTGTTTTTTGAAGCGTAGCTCCCGAATTAGTTAATCTAAATCCTTTGGTTTTAAAATGCTTATTTCTACATCTCATGTGTTATGCTACCTCCTCTGAAAAATCCATCTCACTGATACTGTCATTAACAACTTCAAAGATATTGTTCTTTGTAATGAAATCAGTCCAGGCAAAACGAGAATCTGAATTGATTTTCTGTTTCAGATTATTATACAAATTTTCCATAGACTTTTTCCACATTTCATAAGTTGCCTTTTCTACATTGTCATCCGACCATTTTTTCTTCCGTTTTGCGTTTTCGATAGTTTGGTACCGGCGGGCCTTTTGTATAAACACCTGGTATCCGTCTAGGTTATTTTCCATGTACTCTAAAAATTCTTTGTATTTCATAAGATTGCACCTCCTTAAAATTTTCCTCTTAGCTCAACTACTTTTCCTATAATACGCACAGGTTTTTCTTCAATCTCTTCATTGGTAAATACTATAGGCTCGTAGCGAGGATTATTCGATAAAAGCATAATACCCCCATCATATTTCTTTAAGCGTTTACAAGTAGCTTCATCGCCGTTAACCATAGCAATAATCACCTCGCCGCTTTCAGCATCATCCTGTTGGCGAACTATGACAACATCACCTTCATACATTCTTGGCTCCATGGAATCACCATGGATTTGGAGGCCAAAAAAGTCACCTGTGGATGCCAGCTCTGCCGATATTTCTTCTGTGTCAATAACATCTTCTATAGCTTCGATGGGGACGCCAGCCGCAACCCGTCCAAGGACATTGATAGTAACGCCAGGTGCCTTATGCTTAGTTCCATTGGTAATGGGACCGACATTATTGTCCCATCCTATAAGATAAGATGGAGAAACATTGAAGACATCAGCTATTTTAGCTATTTTGTCTCGTCTCATATTGGCAATCATTCCGTTTTCCCATTTGCGTACTGTGCTTTTCCCTACCCCAACCTTATCCCCAAGTTGTTCTAGTGTCATATTATTTTCAATACGTAATCTTTTAATTATATTGCCCATGTTTGTCATTGATAGTTCCTCCTTATATTGATGAGTTTAACACAAAAGTGTCTTTTTTGCAACATGATAAAATAAAAAAGTGTCTTAAAAGACAAAAAACACTTGACATGGCAATACAACTATACTATACTCAAAGTGTCCTAAATGACACCGAACAAAAGGAGGTGAGGTTTTGAATAAGGATAAATTGGAACATGAAATGAAACGAGAAGGCATTAGCAAGGCAAGGATGTGCGAGGAACTCGGCATAAGCCGCTCTGCTTTTTATAGAAAGTGCAGAGGAAAATCTCAATTTACATTGGAGGAGATACAGGCAATAACCAGGCTATTGCATTTGGACTCTCCGATGAGCATTTTTTTTGATGAAAAAGTGTCTTAAAAGACACTGAAATAGGGAAAGGAGGGTGAAAGAAGATGGATAACAAGAAAGACATACTCAGACGAATATGTCTTGCAGTTGTTGTAATTATTGGCTGGGAAATAGGTCGTTGTCTATTTTAAAACCAAGTCATTTTTAAAAGCAATTTTATCAAGTTTAGCTATAAGATTGTCATAGTCTTCTTTGCAAGAAACTTGATAAAAAGTAGATTTTAATTGTTTATATTCAAAATCGCTGATATAGGGAGATACGATTTCGATATTGTTTAAACATTTAGTTATAGAGGTATTGATAAATTGGGCTCTCCCTTGATAGTAAAGACAAGAACCTATTAATAAGACTAGTTCAATCAGCACAAGAATCGCAAAAAAGGCATTCATTTTGTATGATTTTTTACGGGGTAAAGGTGGGCTATCGTTCCTTATCTCCAAAATGAAAAAACTATCTCTGGAAAGCAGTACAAGTGCGACCCATGATATAAGCAATTGAAGAGATACAAGTAAGAAAAAACTCATTATAGAGGAGACAAGAGAAAATCGCTCATTAAATCCACAAGATATTGTCTTGTAGAGAGCATTAGATGAACTATTTAAATATTGTGATTTTAAATCATTAATAAAAATAAAAAACTTATTTGAAAATGGACGAATCAGACATTCCCATATAGCACTACCTAAAATTCCTATTAAAAGTGCTACAGCAATATTGTTAGTATCAATCTTTATTTGTTTTTTACGCATAGTCTCGCCACCTCTCGCCTAAATTTTACCACAGGCGACAGAATAAAACAACAGAAAGGGGAATCAGAACATGTCAATAACAGTAGCAGAACAACAAGAAGCGGTACAGGAAATGCACCTGGCCCAGCAGATAGCCGAACATGTAGCCCGTATCCTCATGTCAGGTATGCAACCGTATCCAGAGTTTGGACTTGGCGGCGTGCCGATGGAGGTGGCAGCTAAGGTATATGGCAAGGATGCATTGTGGGTCAGGGAAGGAATAGACGCTGGATGGCTACCGATAGGCAGATGCACCAAGCGAAAGAAAAACAGGAGCTTTTACATATCACCCAAGAAACTATGGGAAGACACAGGCTATGTATGGAAAGGAGAGACTAGCCAATGAGAGGTAAAACATTTACGGAGCATCGCATCCGCGCCAAAGCAGCGGTCCAGTATCCTGGCTGGCGTGTGGATTTTGTGGGACCGGCCACCGCGGTGATGACCAACATCATGGGGCATAGACGTATGGTGACCTTCAGACAGCGCAGGAGGCGCCGGGACGGCCCAATTATGAGGGCAGTTAAGTGGATTGTACCGGCGGTTATCTGGCTGCTGGGGATGTGGATGGTAGCTATCGTGGTCATGGCGGCGGCCATGGGCGTGAGACTGTGAGAGGAGGATATGAGGATGAAAACATATAAAGTGTTTTTAACAAGGAGTAGGGAAGCGTCCAGCCTTCTGGCAGATGCTCTTTGGGAACAGTATAAGCAGAATGAAGGATGTTCAAGTGGCTTTGGTTGTGCTGATAATGATGACCGGATTCCTGTATTGTATTACAACTGTGGTTATTTTTACGCGATGGTCGAGTATGAGAGTGAAAGACCAAAGTATGAGCTGATATTTGCATAGAAGGGGGGTGAGGAGAAATGTTTGGAGACATAAAGAGCATTGCGGAGCTGGCGGTCAGGGATTGGTGCCGTTCCATCGGACTGGACATGCATTATATCAAGCTGGGCATGGATGGCAACGAGGCCATGATAGAGGACGATATCGGCAACACGCTGCGGCTGGTATATGACAACGATACCAAGTCTGTCTATGTCAAAGAGTAAGGAGGTGGCAGCCATGGAGCCAGTGACATGCCGGAGCTGCCGGCGGCGGAATAAGTGTCCGGAGTACAGCCGAATGATGCTGTGCCGGTCATACAAAAAATGGACCCCAGACGGGTGGAGCCGTCCGAAGGTCCGGTAACTAAAATAATCTAATCACCCTTAGTATAAGGGGTGCAGAGCAGGAATGTCAATAGTAAAAGGAGGCACGCCGCATGAGCTATTATATCCGATGCCCTCATTGTGGGGCCTATCTTGACCCGGGGGAGAAATGCTCCTGCAGGGAAGAGAATACAACGGAAACCATGAATATGAAAACGGAGGAAAACGAAGATGGCAAACATGAACATTAATATTACAGGACTTGATACAATCGCACAGGCAATCAATAACCTGGCGCAGGCGTTAGGAAAGGGAGGAGTGACTGCTTCCTTTAGTGAATCTACTCCTGCCGGCCCGCAGTCAACGCAGATGGCTGGGAACTATCAGAACCCAGGACCGGCAGCTTCGGGGCCACAGCAGTCAGGTCTTCCTGGAGCTACTACAGGACAGCCAGGCATGATGCAATACCAACAGCCCTTCACGGGACCGGCCGGACAGGGAGCACTGCCAACGACAGCCACCACACAATCCTATACCCAGGACCAGATAGCCATTGCACTGACTGGACTCATCGACCAGGGCAAGCGGGACTATGTGATGCAGATACTGGGACAGTTTGGCGCAATGTCCCTCATGCAAGTGCCTGTTGAACGGTATCCGGAACTTGTGACGCAGTTGAGAGGGGCAGGTGCAAACATCTAATGGCAGAAGAGAGGAAACACGCGTTGTTGTCGGCATCCAGTGCCAAACGGTGGATAAACTGCCCGCCATCTGCGAGACTGTCCGAAGCATTTCCAGAATCAACATCTGACTACGCGGAAGAAGGTACGCTGGCTCACGATATCTGTGAGTTGAAGCTGCGGAAATTGTTCATTGAGCCGGGGATGCCAGAAAAGACATTTAAAACTGCACACAATCAATTAAAGAAGCACGGGCAGTATGACCCTGAGATGGAGCGCTATACAGACGAATATGTGGACTACATACAGAAGATAGCCTACAGCTATCCGGTGCCGCCTAAGATTGTGATTGAAAAGGAAGTCCATTATGGGCATGTCGCCCGGGATGGCTACGGCTTCTCTGACTGTATCATTCTGAGCGGTACAGACTGCCATGTGGTGGATTTCAAGTATGGTAAGGGCATTACAGTCAGTGCGGAGGAAAATCCGCAGATGATGCTGTATGCGGTCGGGGCTATTGCTGAGTACGGAATCGTATTTCCTGTAGAACGGGTCATCCTGCATATTGTGCAGCCGCGGACAAAGAACTTCTCCCGCTGGGAGATTTCCGCCGGTCAGCTCCAAACCTGGTCAGAGCAGACCGTAAAGCCTGCAGCGGAACTGGCCTGGGAAGGCAAGGGGGATTTTAGGCAGGGCTCCTGGTGTGATGACTGCTTCTGTCCTGCCGCGGGAACCTGCCGGTTCCGGATGGAGGAAAACATGGCGGCCCTGCAGAAACATACGGACCCAATTACAGGGAAGATGATACCCGCAGAGCTCCTGACCAATGGTGAAATTGGCTCTATCCTTCCCTTTCTCGAATTCGCAGCACCCTGGATCAAGAAGGTCCGCGCGGCCGCCCTCGACAAACTGCTGGCGGATGAGGATGTTCCAGGGTGGAAACTGGTGGAGGGCAGGAGCAACCGGGAACTCCCTGACCCAGATAAGGCATATGCCGCACTGGTGGAGGCCGGATATAAGAAGGCCCTGTTTTACGAGCGGATTCCGGTAACTCTGACTGAGGCGGAGAAACTGATCAATAAGGATGACTTCAACACAATCCTTATGCCATTTATTGTGAAACCAAAAGGAAAACCCACGCTTGCACCTAAGGGGGACAAACGTCCGCCATACCAAAAAGACACTACCCCGCAGGAGGATTTCGGTGGGGAGAATCAATATAAGGAGGAAGAAAAAACATGTTAGTTGGAAGATTCAGGGCGAGTTACGCCCATGTGTTTGAGCCATCTACACCGCCAGGTGGTGGGGAGGCCAAGTATCAGATAACCATGCTCATCCCAAAATCCGATGTAAATACATACAATGCCGTTGTAGCGGAAATGAACCGGGCCCTGCAGGAAGGACTACAGAAAACGTTTGGCGGACAGATGCCGGCAAGACCCTCCATGCCCCTGTATGACGGTGACGGGACCAAACAGAACGGAGAGCCCTGGGGAGAGGAGTGCCGGGGCCATTGGGTACTGCGTGCATCAAGCAGGACCAGGCCTTCCGTGGTGGATATCAACATCCAGCCAATCCTTGACCCAAATGCATTTTATTCCGGCTGCTATGCCCGGGCAACCGTCAATTTTTATCCATACAATACAAATGGTAACCGCGGAGTAGGATGCGGACTTAACAACATACAGAAGATTGCCGACGGGGAACCCCTATCTGGCAGGACGACAGCCGAAGAAGACTTCGGCGGGTCCAATGCGTATGCAGGTTCCGCGGCAGCCCCCAACGGGTATGGGCAGCCTGCGTATCAGCCACCGGCCTATCAGACGCCATCCTACCAGGCTCAGGCTTATCAGCAGCCAGCCGGCGGTTTTGGGGGCGCGCCGGCCAGCCCTCCCGGGATGATGCCGGGATATACGGCGGCACCCATAGGGTACACCCCTCCTGCAGGCGGGGCGCCACAGCAGCAGGCGATTGACCCGGTGACGGGAAGGCCGCTGCCAGCCGGGGGAGTGATGGGGATTTGAGGACCCTGAGTATTGACATAGAAACATATAGCAGTGTAGATATCCGGAAATCAGGGCTGTACAAATATGTACAGTCCCCTGATTTTGAAATCCTTCTGTTTGCCTATGCTTATGACGATAATCCGGTACAGGTTGTAGACCTGGCACAGGGGGAGAAAATCCCGTATTTCACGGTCATGGATCTGCACAGGCCCGAAGTCATGAAGACGGCATTCAATGCGGCATTTGAATATTACTGCCTCAGCAAGTTCTTTGAGACACACCTGGAGCAATGGCAGTGCACCATGGTCCATGCCTGGTACTGCGGATATGCAGGAGGGCTGGATGCCATCGGCAGGGCCATGGAATTTCCCGAAGACAAGCGGAAACTATCCACAGGCAAGTCCCTGATTAAGTATTTCTGTACCCCATGCGCCCGTACGAAACGGAACGGTGGGCGTACCAGGAATCTACCGGAACATGCCCCGGATAAGTGGAAGCTGTTTAAGGAATACTGTGGCCAGGATGTGGTGACCGAACGTGAGATAAAGAAACGCCTGGCGGAATACCCGGTCCCTGCATTTGAGCATCAGCTGTGGGTGATAGACCAAGCAATTAATATAGGCGGTGTGGCGCTTGATACGGATCTGATAGACGGCGCCCTTGCGGTCAGCGGGCAGATGACAGAGGAGCTGACGGAAAAGGCCAGGGATATCACAGGACTGGACAACCCCAACAGCGTGGCCCAGCTTAAACAATGGGTGATAGATAATGCCCAAGTGGAAATCGAGAGCCTGAACAAGCAGACGGTGGCTGACCTCCTGGCGCAGGATTCCGCAACCGATGACGTGCAGGCAATGCTCAGGATACGCCAGGAGATGGCCAAGACATCTGTAAAAAAGTACCAGGCCATGAAGGACGCGCTGTGCGCGGATGGCCGTGTAAGGGGGCTCCTGCAGTTCTATGGAGCTGCCAGGACGGGGCGCTGGGCAGGCCGTCTCGTGCAGGTGCAGAACCTGCCGCGTAATTACATTGACAGCCTGGATACGGCCAGGGAGCTTGTACAGAAACAGAAGATAGATGCCCTAAAGATTATTTATGGGAACGTGCCGGACACGCTCTCCCAGCTCATCCGTACGGCTTTTGTGCCAGGAGATGGCTATGAGTTCGCCGTGGCGGACTTTTCTGCCATAGAGGCCCGTGTGATTGCCTGGCTGGCCGGGGAAGAGTGGCGCCTGGAGGTATTCCGGACACATGGGAAGATTTACGAGGCGTCCGCCAGCACCATGTTCGGGGTACCGATAGAAAAGATAAAAAAGGGCAATCCGGAGTATGCCCTGAGAAGTAAAGGCAAGGTTGCGGAGCTGGCCCTGGGATACCAGGGAGCTGCAGGGGCCCTGATACAGATGGGGGCCATCCGGATGGGACTGCAGGAGGAAGAACTGCCAGACATTGTACAGCGCTGGAGGGCATCCAATAAACGGATTGTGGACCTGTGGTACAGCATTGAGCGCCATGCGGCGGAATGTATTGAGTATGGTGTGATATCATCCCTTCCATGCGGCATTTCCTTTTCCAGGGACACGGAACGGATGATGGTAACCCTCCCAAGCGGCCGGAAGCTGTTCTACCTAAAACCCCAGATGATACCGGACGAGAGGAACTTTAAACGGATCTATTTCATGGGGCAGAACCAGAAAAACAGGAAGTGGGAACTGTTGCCTACCTATGGGGGCAAGCTGACAGAGAATATCGTGCAGGCGGTAGCCAGGGACTGCCTGGCCAACGCCATGGTGAACCTGCATACGGCAGGGTACCGGATTAACTTCCATATCCATGACGAGGTGATACTGGAAATTCCCAAGGGCGGCAGGCAGAGTCTGGAGGAGGCAATAAGCCTCATGTGCAGGCCTCCGGCATGGGCTGAGGGGCTTCCTCTGAATGCGGATGGATTCACAGGAGATTATTACAAAAAGGAGTAGGCTTATGTTCGTAAATGACAGGAAAATCAGAATATCAGTAGGTACGAGCAGGAAAGCCACGTCCTGGCACCGGCAGGAGCTCCTGTGGTCGGATTTCGTCCAACGGATATCCCGGCCGGAACGCACGGGTGAAACCTTTGCGGAGTATAAAGGGCTTACAAAGGCGCGTCAGGATGAATTAAAGGATGTCGGAGGCTTTGTCGGCGGGGAACTGAACGGGGAGGCCCGCAGGAATGAGAACGCCGGTGACAGGCACCTGGTTACACTGGATGCGGACAACATCATCCCAGGAGGGACACAGGCAGTTCTGAATGCCGTGGAGGCACTGGGGTGTTCCTATGCTGTATATTCCACAAGGAAACATGAGGGCGCGGCCCCCAGGCTGCGCATCATCCTTCCGTTGGACGTGGCATGCACGGCGGATGAATATGAGCCTATAGCCCGGAAAGTAGCGGCTTTCCTGGGGATACAGATATTTGACCCGACCACGTTCGAGCCGGTCCGGCTCATGTACTGGCCAAGCTGCAGCGCGGACAGCGAGTATGTATTTCTTTATGGGGATAAGCCATTCCTGTCAAAGGACGGGGTTCTGAGGCTCTACCAAAACTGGCGCAACGTGGCGGAATGGCCTGAGGTACCGGGGGCCGCAAAGCTCCGCGACCGGTCGGCAAAGAAGCAGGGTAACCCGCTTGAAAAGCAGGGGGTGGTAGGCGCATTCTGCCAGACGTACGATGTGACGGAAGCCATCGCACAGTTTATACCGGATGCGTACATCCCCTGCGGGGAGGGCCGGTATACATACAGTGAGGGCTCAACCATGGGCGGCGCCGTATTATATGACGGCGGGAACTTCCTGTACAGCCACCATGCCACGGATCCGGCCAGCGGGAAACTCTGCAACGCGTTCGACCTGGTCCGCCTCCATAAATTCAACGAGGAGGATTATGACGCGAAACCGGAAACCCCAGTGACACAGCTGCCATCATTTAAGGCCATGTGTGAATTTGCCCTGCAGCAGGAGCCTGTATCCAAGGCAATGGCCCTGGAGCGGTACAGGAAGGCTCAGGAGGACTTTTCACAGCCGGTCCAGGGGGAGACAGAGGGAGTCCCGGATTTTGAATGGATGGGAGAGCTTAAGTGCAGCTCACGGACAGGGCAGCCCCTCAATACCATCGACAATGTCCTCATTATACTGAACCATGACCCAAAACTGAACGGGCGGTTCTGGCATGATGAGTTCGCGAACAGGGCGGTTGTTGGACAGGCCATGCCCTGGGAGGCGCCAAAGGACAATTACAAGCTGAGAGCCTGGGCGGACGAGGATGACTCAGGGCTCAGGCATTATATAGAGAAAGTATACGGGATAACCGGGAAAGAGAGGATATATGATGCAATGGCTGTATATGCGACAAACCATAAGCAGCATAAGATAAGGGAATATCTGACCGGGCTGGTCTGGGATGGTATTCCGCGTATTGATACTCTGCTGACTGATTATTTTGGGGCGGAGGACAGTACCTATACAAGGGATGCCATGCGCAAGACGCTGGCTGCCGCCGTTGCCAGGGCCATGGTGCCCGGGATTAAGTTTGATTGTATGCTGATACTGTCCGGCGCCCAAGGCGTAGGGAAAAGCACGTTCTTCCGATTCCTGGGCAAGGACTGGTACTCAGACAGCCTGGCAACCTTTGAAGGGAAGGACGCGGCGGAGCTGATCCAGGGATACTGGATTATAGAAGCCGGGGAACTGGCCGGTATGAATAAGTCAGAGATGAACACCGTCAAACAATTCATGAGTAAAACAGAAGATGTCTACAGGGAGCCGTACGGAAGGCGGACGAAGCCATTTCCGCGTTCCTGCATCATCGTAGGAACAACCAATGACAAAGAGTTTTTGAAAGACCAGACAGGCAACAGGCGGTTCTGGCCGATTGACCTTGGAAAAATCCCCAGCAGAAAAAATGTGTTTGAGCAGCTGCCAGGTGAAGTGGACCAGATTTGGGCGGAGGCCTTTATGAGATGGCAGTGCGGCGAGAAGCTGTTTCTGGAGGGAGCCGTGGCGGAGGAAGCGGTACGCCAGCAGGAGGAGCATAAGGAAAGCAATCCTAAGGAAGGGATCATCCGGGAGTTCCTGGGCAGGAAGATACCGGTAGACTGGAGCCGGAAGGACCTGGCAGCCAGGAGAGAGTTCTGGAACTTTGCGGGGCGGGATTATGATGAGAACCTGCTTTTGCCGCGTGACAGGGTGTGTGCAGCAGAGATATGGTGTGAATGCTTTTATGGGGATTTGAAGATGATGAAGAAGTCGGATGCCCACGAAATCAATAGCATACTATCCGGTCTGTCTGGATGGGAACGGAGCTCCGGAGCCATTCCGTTTGGCCCATACTATGGAAAACAGAGGGGATATGTCTTAAGCCAGGAGGCAAGATTAGATTGTTGCCCGGCAACATTCCAAAAATTGTAAAAGGCAACAACGGGAACAGGATGCAACAATCCAATGTTGATGTAAAAACCCTTGATTTTCAAGGCTTAAGCCCTTAAGCAACAGTAGCAACATTCTTATATATAAAAATATAAAATAAAGGGTAATGTATATATAATACCCCTGCGCCCGCATACGCGTATATATATATATAGAATGCTGTAGCCCGTTGTTGCCAAGGGGTAAAAAGGAGGCGTCAAAATGCTTGAAAAAGAGCTTGAAAAGAAATTCACGGAAGCAGTCAAGAAGTGTGGTGGTATCGCATTCAAATTTGTCTCCCCCGGTAATGCCGGTGTGCCGGACAGGCTGGTGGTACTCCCCGGAGGCCGGATCGGGTTCGTGGAGCTTAAACAGGAGGGGAAGAAGGCGACAGTACTGCAGAGTAAAAGGATACATGCCCTAAGGGAACTGGGGTGCGCAGCTTGTGTGCTTGACCGGGAGCCGGATATAGGCAGGGCAATCATGTACATAGCGTCAGATGCGGGAAAGGATCCGGCCTGGCAGGACTGGAAACTGAAAGAATTCCTTGAGGAATCGAGAAAGCGGGAGCAGCCATGAAGTTTATACCGCATGACTACCAGAGATACTGCATCAACCGTATGATAACGGACCCTGCTTTGGGGCTGTTTCTGGATATGGGACTTGGGAAGACCGTGATTACCCTGACCGCGGTCAATGACCTTCGGTATAACCGTTTTGAGGTCGGGAAAACCCTGGTGATAGCGCCCAAGAAAGTGGCGGAGGATACCTGGACCCGAGAGGCCGGGAAGTGGGACCATCTGAAACTGCTTCGGATTATCCCCGTGCTGGGCAGCAGGGAAAAGCGGATAAAGGCCCTTAATACCCCGGGAGATGTGTATGTGCTGAGCCGAGATAATGTGCAGTGGCTGGTGGACCATTACCGCAACGCCTGGCCGTTTGACACGGTAATCATAGATGAGCTGTCCAGTTTCAAGAACCCGCAGGCCAAGCGTTTCAAGAGCCTGTGCCTGGTGAGGAACCACATACGCCGGATTTATGGGCTGACCGGTACACCGGCGCCAAACGGCCTTCTGGACCTGTGGTCACAGATATACCTGCTTGACCAGGGACAGCGGCTGGGGACAAGGATAGGCCAATACAGGGATGAATATTTCTCCCCGGCATCCAGGAACCGGGACACCATCTTTTCATACGCACCATTGCCAGGGGCTGACCAAGCGATCCAACAGCAGATAGCGGATATCTGTATCAGCCTCCAGGCTAAGGATTACCTGCAGCTTCCGGAGCGCATCGATAATATCATACACGTCCGGTTAAACGCCAAGGAGCAGGCGGCCTATGAGAAGTTTGAGCGTGAGATGCTTCTGGAAGTGGACGAGGCCACACTGGATGCCGGGTCAGCAGCGGTGCTTTCCGGTAAGCTCCTGCAGTTCTGTAATGGGGCCGTGTATGACAATGACAAGAATGCGGTGGAGGTCCATGGCGAGAAGCTGGAGGCATTCAAGGAGATTGTGGAAGGCAGCCAGGGGAAACCGATACTGGTATTCTACAACTTCCAGCATGACAAGGCCCGGATCATGAAATGCCTTCCGAAGGGACTTAGGGTGGCGGAGCTTAAGGGGCCGGGCGTAATCAGCCAGTGGAATGAGCGGAAGATAGATGTGCTCCTGGCGCATCCGGCAAGTGCCGCTTACGGACTCAACCTCCAGGCGGGTGGAAACATCATCGTATGGTTTGGCCTCAACTGGTCCCTGGAACTGTATCAACAGGCAAATGCCAGGCTGCACAGGCAGGGACAGACGGATAATGTTATTATCCACCACTTGATTGTATCCGGGGGGATGGATGAGGATGTCATGGCTGCGTTACAGAATAAGCAGGTTACGCAGGATTCCCTGCTTGCGGCCCTTAAGGCAAGGATAGCAAAAGTGAAAGGGGAAACGTGATGGAGGAAGTTAAGAAAACGGGATTGACCTTTATAGATACCAGGCGGTTGGCCAATATAGCCTACAAGGATATCAAAAATGGTTTTGTAGGCTTCGGTTTTTACCTGAAAATCATCCGGGATGAAAAGCTGTGGCAGGGACAGGGCTATGACAGCTTTAACGAGTTTTTGGGTGATGAATACGGCAAGGACAAGTCCTGGGCGTCCAGGTGTATCAACCTGTATGATAAATTCGGCATCCCGGTAGAGCCAGGAGAACTGCCGAGGCTGGAGGGACAGTATGAGTCGTACAATGTCAGCCAGCTGATAGAGATGATACCTATGCAGGAAGGGCTGCAGGAGCAGGTCACCCCGGATATGTCGGTCAAAGCCATCCGGGCGTTGAAGCCGAAAAAAGAGAAAAAAGTTGCGACCGTCGCAACCCCGGAGCAAGAACCAGAGCCCCGCCAGAAATCCCAGACAGAACCAGAGCCGGAACCGTTTCGCCCGGAAAAGTCCGGGAAGTGCATCCACCGGCCGGAATTTGACTGTACCCTGGAGGAGGCCCATAAGCTCATCCCGGGACCCGGGGAGGACTGCAGCCGGGTGTGCTGCTGGGAATGCGTCAGGCGCGGTGACTGTGAGTTGGAATGTTATAGTTCGCAGCGGCGCCCGGAGCATCTGGAACCCCCAAAGACAGAGCCGGATTGTCCGCCGCTGGATGCCGCGGATGTGCAACAGGGAAAAACAGCCATCCCTTCCCAGGAGGAATGTGTTCTGGACTTCTATCAGCATCACATGTCCAAGCCGTGTGCGCAGGCCGTCAATGACGGGAACGTGAAACTGCTGAGGCAGGAGTTGATAATCAATCACGGAGAACCCCATAACAGCGGGTCAACGGAGTACGGCTTTTATCAATGCGGCCCGGAACGGATTCATTTCCAGGATAATATGTGCGAGACATTTCTGAGCTTGACCTGGGGGAAGTACGTAAAGGAATTACTCAGCCTCTTGGGAAGTGCTGAGGATGAGGCATCAGAACATGAAAACGATGTCCCTGGTATGCCGGAATCCCAGGATACCGTGATTGATGGTGAATTCACGGAGATTCCAGAAACGGAGGAGGACATCCGGGACCCGGAGGAACCCCTGACAGAACTGCAGATAGCCCAGGAAGAACTGGAACGTGCCAAAAAGCTGCTTAATGATGGGCTAAAGTGTGATGTGGATGAAAATGACATACACATCCGCCGGCTGAAAATAAAGGTTTGCGCCCTGGCCAGCTATGTGTGCGATTTGGATGACATCGTGAATCCGCCCAAGCCAGAACAGCCGGAGCTTCCCTTGCTGAAAAACAATGACCAACGGGCTGCCTTTGTGGATGCATATGAGACGTGGCCGTTATGGATTGAGACGAAACAGACCGGGGAACGGTACTACCGGTATGACCTGGAGGACGGCACCAGCATGGTGGTCAAGGTGTATCACGCAATGATATTCGATGGATATGCGCCAGGAAGCTACGAGGTCCAATATCATGATGGTTACGGCCGGCATGAGTACTATCTGCTGCGGGATGGGAAGTTCTTCCGGGATTGCGATACGAACCGGTCATTGCTGATTGAGAAACTGAAAGAGATTCAGAAGGTGAAAAAAGGTTGTAACCAGAATTAGGATTTCTGGGAGAACCGGAGAAAGGAGCCTGGATGGAAAGAGATTTTGAAAAAGACATCATAGAGCTGGATGCTGCAATAAAGTCCAACGCGGAACGGGATAATACTTTTACGTTGTCGGTACTGCAACGGGTGAAGGCAATCATGCTGCAACAGAAAGAAAAGCTGAAAGCCTATGAGGATACCGGCCTGACGCCAGGAGAAGTCCAATATTTAAAAGACAAAAGCGAGCCGAGAATGGTGGTGTGGACACCAGCATATCAATCATATTATTCCGCTGGTGATGAAGCAGAGTGCCTCTGTCCGGTATGTGATTCAGATGTGGTTGAGGATGATGATAATTTCTGTCCAACTTGCGGCCAGGCATTGAAATATCATGATGAACCAAACTGAAACTTTGATACGAAAGGAGAATCAGGAGATGTGCAAGGAGTGTATTAAAAAGGTACTTGAATGGTACAGCTTTGGCATCATCGTAGGAGCAGGATTTTATATAGGACTGAATCTTGCAGTACAGCTCCTAAAGGTGGTAACAGACGTAATGAGGCAGTGGTGTCTATGAGAAAGAAAAGCAGTAAGCAGTCCAAGGTCAGCCGCATCGACCGCAGCAAGGCCCTGGCCGCTCAGGCCGACGAGGCAATCAAGGAGCGCATCCGGACGGCGCCGGCCTACATGTACACCAGCCTGTGCCCGGTCCCGGAGCTGCGACGGCCGCCGAAGGGAGTGATTGTACGTGGCATCAAGACCTGTGTACTATGACTTGTATGATTGTGGCCAATACGACGGCCGGTACAGAGCAGCGGAGCTGATGGTAATGTTGGGTATCCGGCACCGGCAGCAGATAGAGCATTACAGTGATGTGGGTATCCTGTACCAAAAGTGATATACCTTTGCGAGGGTGGAGGACGGGAACGCGTCAGAGCTAGCCGATGAGTGGAACAGGGTGACGCAAGTATTGAAGGGATGCGGGTACGATTTGGGCAGAATACCGATTGTGGTATCTAGGGATAAGCGGAAGAGGAGGTGATGCCGATGGACAAGGAGGTGCTGATACAGTATTGCGAGATGAAAGAGGAGATAAAGGACATAAGGCGACGGATTCAGAAGCTGGACAGGTTCCTGGAGGAGCCGCACCAGGTATCAGATACGGTGAAGGGGACAAGGCGGGATGGGACGATAGGAAGCATTAAGGTCACGGGATACCCCGTGCCGGAGCATTACCGGAAGCAGCGGCTGAGGGAGCGGTACAGGCTGCTCCTGGAACGTAAGGAAGCGGAACTGCTGGAGCTGACCTGCCAGGCGGAGGAATATATACAGAGCATACCAAAGAGCGAGGTGCGGACCATGTTCCGTCTGTATTACATAGATGGCCTGCCTTGGTGGAAGGTGGCACAGGCCATGAACCGGATGTTTCCTAAGAGGCGGGTTAAGTTTACGGAGGACAGCTGTTGGCAGAGAAATAAAAGATTTTTTGAGGAAAATTGAAAATGTCGGTTCATGTTGGGATGAAAAGTGCTAATATGCTATCATGCGGAAGCCAGAGGGCGGAAGCATCCTCCCCCATTTAAGCAACGGCCGCCAGGTATCACACCCTGGTGGCTGACTAACCGGTATTGTGTAATCCTTCATAAGACAGGCCTGTACATTACGGGACAATGCCGCAGGGTACGCAAGCGGTGAGGTATCTGGTTTTATCCCCCATGACGTTTTCCAGATACAATTAGGGCATCCTAGGAATAGGATGTCCTTTTATTATGAGTAGCTTATATTCATTAAATATTCTAATTTGACTTTATCGAACGTGCGTTCTATAATTTGATTACGAAGAGAAAATGTGGATGTGTTTTTGTAAGATTTGTGGAATTGGGAGGGGGATATTTGTATATTCTTTCCATTCGGCGTGTGATATAATTAAGAAAAACGTCGAATGGGGGACATAAAATGGAAGATAAGGGTTCCAGAAAAGTGGATTATTTTACTGCTCGTTATAGTCTATTTAAAGAAAACCAGATGCATATAAATGATATACTGAATCCACAGACGAAAGAAGAAATTTTTAAAGCTTTTATTAGCAAGTTGATAGAAGAAATACGTATTGAAGTACCAATTGGAAATGATAAATTTATTATTTACTATAATGGAACCATATCTGATACAAGATATCTATTTAAATTTGCGAAAAAGACAGAGCGTACATTAAATCAACCAACAATATCAGATATAGAGTTAACTATGGTTGAAGATTATCCTTGGTGCCTTTTAATAATAGATTTAGAAAAACAAATTTTTTTGATTAGTAGAAATAGTCAAATTACATCAAATATCTCTACATTGAAAAATTCTATTGCTAAGGTTATTTCGTCTCAATTAAAAAAATTTCAGGTATCTTTACAATTAGAGCTAATAACAAATAAAAATAGTTTTTGGGATTCTGTGTTTCACAATACAGGTGAGATACGTTTTGTGGAGTTGACTTTGATTTCACCAAATTTTTTAGGTCAATCGTACAGTACTACTAAAATGCTAAAAGAGTTTCGAGATGAGCTTAATAATGATTCTATTGTTTTAAAATTTACTAATAGTAGAGGAAAGTTGAATATATCGCCCAAGAGCCATTTTTTAAAAGATATTCTTGAATACATTGCAAACGGTTGTGGCAGTTGGAAAATTAAGATAAATACACAACGAAAAGCAATAGAAAGTGAAGACCAAGCTATTACCTATCCGTTAGATATGGATATGTTTACGCTTACAGAAGCTCAAAAAGAGGATATAAGAATTGCATTTGCACATTTAGATGCCCTAGAGAGTTATAATCATGAAAAGGATGAGAATAATGAAGAAAGTAATAATTAAATTGGGGTTAATTCTTATGGTTGTATTTTTGGCATGCAAAAATTATGATTACTCAAATAATGCAATAATTAATTCTAATTTAATATTTTCTAGCTCAATTGATATTTTAGGTATTGTGCTTGCGATAACTGCAATCTTCTTTACTGTTATTGATAGATATAAAGAAAAGAGTGAGGATAAACATGGAATAGAGATTAGGTGTTATCCTATTTTAAAAGAAATGTGCGAAAATGTTTTTGCGATTCTTATAATAGTTATCATTATGTGGGTAATAGCCGCTCTAGAGCCATTGATACATCAGATAGTAATGCCTCCTTTTTTTGAAAAATTTAAAATTGTTACATATACATTTTTCAGTGGATTTACAATCATATTAATTATTCTTATTGATATAACTAAATCCATCTTAAACCTAGTAAAATGGCTTTTTATTTCTGAAAAGAGAAATGTTTCAGAACAGGAAGAAAAATATAGGCAATTTTTTGTATGTTGTAAAGAATTAAATCAAAAACATTTTTCGGAATTATTGGAGTATACTAAAACGTTAATAGTAAAGCAGAGCCTTGAGGAAGATAATAAATAGCCTTATATTTAGAAAGTGACAAATTTTTATCATAGACTAATATACAATGGAAAAACATGGGCACACAGCAAAATGAATAGATGTGAGTTTTAAGTGAAAAAAGTATGATTATATGAATGAAAAATATTATGGATACAGAGCAGAGCGATTATGCAAATATGATAAAACGTTTTTAATAAAAATAAGGTGTCTAATTATATGTTGACTTGTATAGATATGTTTAAGGAGCTACCTCCGGGCGGCTCTTTCCCATACCCCAAAACAAACAAAGAAAAGGCAGCCTAATCGGCCGCCTCATCCTCCGAAATAAAGTTGTTTATGAATTTTTTTATTTCAGTTGTGGGAGTAGTTCCCATTATGTCGCATTTGGCCTTGAATGCATCCAGGACCTCTGGTTTCAAGTCAAGAGGAAAACGGACATACTTAGTGCGTAGATGCTTTTGCTGAGATGTATATTTCTTATCTTCAGACATGTAGGGCCTCCTAATATTTGATAAATTGGATGGTACTGCTGATGATTAAATACAAAAGTATTATAATTACCAGCAGTTTTGATGCTAAAAGGATACTGCCTAATATTGGCTTCTTTTTGAGCATTGTTATCATGAAAGACTTGTGGTATAATATTGTTGGAAGGAAAGGGGCTCGCGCCCCAATCCCTAAACGATTTTGGTAAGTGCTTCAATCACCAGTAGGATGATGTATGCTTTTACCAGTAGCTCAATGAGTTGGTCGCACAACTTGTTGAGCTTTTTGATTTTCTTTGGTAAGTCTTTCATGTGTTCACCTCCTTTCTATGATTTAATTATAGCATATACGTACGTATATGTCAAGCAAAATATGTACATTTATAAGTTTTTGCATCTGCGGATACCTGCAGGTGCTTTTATTATGCCATGACAAGAGGTGGTGATTATGCCAAGACCCAGGAGCCCTAACAGGGACAAAGCGCTGCAGCTATGGCTGGACAGTGGACGGAAACGCCAGTTGAAAGACATAGCTGCTGAGTTGCAGGTATCAGAAGAACAGATTCGTAAATGGAAAAATCAAGACAAGTGGGATAAAGTAACGTTACCAAATGCGAAAGGTAACGTTACTAATCATAAAGGAGCTCCTGCGGGTAATCAAAATGCTGTTGGCCATGGGGCTCCAAAACAGAATAAGAACGCAGAAAAATACGGTTTCTTCAGCAAGTACTTGCCTGAGGAGACCGTTTCCATTATCCAGGAGATGCCCACAGACCCGCTGGACATCCTATGGGACCAGGTGCAGATTGCGTATGCTGCAATCATCCGGGCGCAGTCCATCATGTATGTGAGGGACCAGAAGGATGTGACCATCACTAAGATAGGCCATAAGGATGGGGAGACGGTCACGGAGGAGCGCTGGGAGGTACAGCAGGCCTGGGATAAGCATGGCAATTTCCTGCAGGCGCAGGCCAGAGCCCAGAAAACGCTGGAGGGGCTTATCAAACAGTATGATGAGCTGCTGCATAAAAACTGGGAGCTGGCCAGTGAGGAGCAGAAGGCGCGGATTGCAGTTCTGAAGTCCCAGGTTGAGAAGGACGAAGAAAAGCCGATCCAGATAACATTCAAGAAAGCGGGTGAAAAGTATGGAAGTTAAGATTGCTGAGACCAAGCAGGTAGAATTTTCTCTGAATGACCATTTCTTTGATTTCGTCCATGACTGGGACCATAAGATATATCTGACTGTTGGCGGTTATGGCAGTTCTAAGAGCTACCATATTGCCGTGAAGCTGATTAAGAAGCTGCTGGAGGAAAAACGCAAGGCCCTGGTGGTCCGCGAGGTATTCGATACCATCCGGGATTCCTGCTACGACCTTCTGATGGAAGTGGCGGAGGCCATGGAGGTGACGGACTATATCACGTTTACCACGTCCCCGATGCAGGTGCGCTTTAGGAACGGCAGCCGCATCATCTTCAAAGGCATGGATAAGCCGGCAAAGCTGAAATCCCTGAATGGTGTCAGTATCGTCTGGATAGAGGAGTGTTCCGAAGTCAAGTATGCGGGATTCAAGGAGATTCTGGGACGTCTCCGTCATCCGACCCTCAGTAACCATATCATCCTATCAACAAACCCCGTGAGTAAGGGGAACTGGGTTTACAAGTATTTTTTCCAGGACAAGGCAGCCGGCTATCAGGTGTTGGATGATGAGGAGCTATATCAGAAACGCGTTATTGTAATCGGAAACGTGTACTATCACCACAGCACTGTGGATGACAACTACTTTGTACCGGCGGATTACATCGAGCAGCTGGACGAGTTGCAGCAGCATGATCCAGACTTGTACCGGGTGGCCAGGAAAGGGCGCTTTGGTATTAACGGAAGGCTGGTGTTCCCGCAGTTTGAAGTACGTACCGAAAGAGAAATTGCTGAATGCATGAAGGGGATTAGCAATCCGATTGAAAAGAACGGAATGGACTTTGGTTTCGTGACCTCCTACAATGCTGTGGTACGAATGATGATAGACCACGATAATAAAATTCTTTATCTGTATGACGAATATTATTCCAGAGATAAGACAGACCCGGAGATTGCGCAGGACATAGAGAAATGGAAAGGCATACTTATAAAGGCTGACTGCGCAGAACCAAAGGCAATCCGATATTACAAACAACAGGGATTCCGGATGCGGCCCTGCAAGAAGTTCCAGGGGTCCCGGGAGGCGTACACCAAAAAGGTCAAGCGGTTCAGGAGTATTGTATGCTCAGAGCGGTGCCAGAACATCATCAATGAGCTGAAGGAATTGACATTTGCCGTGGATAAGGATGGGGAAATCATTGAGGATGAATTCAATATTGACCCCCATACACTATCCGCTATCTGGTATGGACTGGATGATTATGAGGTATCAGACCTCAAGGGTAGTGGAATGAAAATTATGAAATAGAGGTGAGCAGCATGGAACTGGAAGCAATGAAAAAACTGATTAAGAAACATATGGCAGGGCATGGAGACTTCCTGATGCGAGCGGAGACTGCGAAACGGTATTACCGAAACAAGACGGACATCCTGATGAAGCCGCTTAAAAAGAAGGAGTCAGACATAGGGGAAAACCCGCTCCGTAATGCGGACAACCGGATCCCATTCAACTTCCATGGTCTCTTAGTGAACCAAAAGGCATCCTACATGTTTACGGCTCCTCCATTGTTCGACCTTGGAGACAAATCAGCCAATAAGGCCCTTACCGCGTTTTTGGGGGATAAATATGCAAAGACCTGTAAAGACCTATGTGTGGATGCCTCTAACGCATCGGTAGGATGGATACATCTGTGGAAGGATAAGGCCTCAAAGGGATATAAGTATGCAGTGGTTCCGCCGGGAGAGGTCATACCGGTATGGGGCAAAAGTCTGGAGAGAGAGTTAAAGGGCGTGCTCCGCTGTTATCATGATATCAATGATGAGGGAGAAGAACTGGATGTATATGAATATTGGAACGACAGGGAATGCCAGGCTTATGCAGTACAGGCTGGAAGCAGTGTGGATGATGGACTGATGCCATACCACTCCTTCACATTGATTGACGCGGATGGTAATTCAAATCTGGTCAGCCAATTTCCTCACGATATTGGAGAGGTGCCATTTTTCCCATTCTTCAATAATAACACAGGGACAGGCGATCTGGACGATATCAAGCCCCTGATTGATGTATACTGCGGGGTATTCAGCGGTTTTGTTAATGACCTGGAAGATATTCAGGAAGTCATTTTTGTTCTTACGAATTACGGCGGGGAAGATTTAGGACAGTTCCTGCGGGAGCTTAAGGACTACAAGGCAATTCAAATCGAAAGCGAAGGGACGGAAGATGAGTCAGGTGTATCCACGCTGACCATAGAACTTCCAGTGGAAGCACGAAAGGAATTGCTGACAACGACCCGGAAGTGCATTTTTGAGCAGGGGCAGGGCATAGACCCGGACCCTCAGAACTTTGGGAACAGTTCAGGCGTGGCCCTGGGATTTTTGTATTCCCTGCTGGAACTCAAGGCGGGGCTTATGGAGACGGAATTTAAGATAGGCTTTGGCCGGTTCATCCGTTGTGCCTGCCGGGTAATGGGCATACCAATCAAGGATGACACCATCATCCAGACTTGGACCAGGACCAGTGTCAAGAACGACCTGGAGGAGGCACAGATTGCGTCCCAGAGCAAGGGTGTGATTGCGGATGAGGATATTGTGCGCAAACATCCGTGGGTGGAGGATTTTGAACGAAGCTGGAAGGCATTTCAAAAACAGGAGGAAGATGGCAAAAAAGAAATATCCGATATGTTTCCGCAAAAGTCTCCGGATGGCGAAGAACAGGGCGGTGATGAGTGATGGATTATTGGGAAAAGCGGCAGCTTGAGACCTATAAGGCCGGCGAAATGAAGGTCAACCAGTATTTCACTAAGCTGGAGAAGGCATTTAACCAGACAAGGCGCGAATTGCAGAAAACCGTAGAATCATTCTACTTTCGGTACGCGGAAGAAAATGGGCTGTCCTATGCAGCGGCGCAAGTAAGGCTTAGTAAAGAAGAGTTGGGGGAACTGAAAGACTTTATAGCACTTGCGATGGATAATATTGGGAAATATAGCCAGACCGTCAACAACATGTCTATCAAGGCTAGGATTACACGATATCAGGCACTGGAAGCGCAGATTGATGCCTTATTGCGCGAGTTGTATGCGATTGATTATCAGGCTAGCGGAGAGAAAACGATGCAGGAGGTATATGCCGACAGCTATTATAGGACATGGTACAACATCGACCAGCACAAGGGTTTTCATTCAGCATTCGCACAAGTTGACCCTGCGGCTGTGGAAGAGCTGCTGAAGTATCCGTTTAATGGTGCTAATTTCTCAGCACGGCTATGGAAACAGAAGGAATATTTGCAAACACAGTTGATGGAATCCCTTACAACTATGATGGTGCAGGGGAAGAATCCTCAAACGTTGGCATCGGATTTTGCTAAGAAAATGAACGCGAAGAAGTTTGATGCCTATCGTTTACTCCACACAGAAAGTTCTTTCTTGATAAACGAAGCCACGCATGCCGGGTACAAGGAAGATGGCGTGGAGAAATACCAGATATTGGCGACATTGGACAGCAAGACATGCGATATCTGCGGGGACTTAGACGGAAAAGTGTATGAAGTGAAAAAGGCTGTCGCGGGAAAGAACATGCCACCATTCCATTGTTTTTGCAGATGTACAGATTTTCCGTACTATGATGACATGGATACGCCCGACATGACCCGTGCGGCCAGGGACCCTGGAACTGGGAAGTATGTGGATGTTCCGGCAGATATGACATATAAAGAGTGGAAAGCGCGATTTATAAAGGAGGCATAGAACAAGAATGTATTCCGAAACCAAGAGACTTGAGATTTTCATGTCCAATGGATATACCTTGCAGGTAGATAATTCCTTTGAAGAAATGATGGCGATTCTGGATAATGAAGTACTAGGGTTAAATGAGTATATTGTGATAACCTGCAAGAGTGGTTTGCGCTTGGCGTGCAGGAAGGGGGACATTGTAGGCCTGGGTGAGTATATAGAAGATTGATAAACAACAGCATGTAGGATTGGAGGGAGATTATGTTATACAAAATTGGATTGTCAGGGAACAGGGAAATCACGGTTGAGACTGAAAAAAGTCCAGATGATTTAGCTGTGTGGGCTAATGATGTTTGTGAGGAGCCTGGATTCGCTATATGCAATACACCAGAAGGGAAGGCCGTTTTTATTAGGGCAAGAGAAATACAGACTATAACCGAGGTATAAGTACGCAGGATTATCCTGGGTGTTATTTTTTCGCCTTCCTGGTATCCCAGGCGATAAAGAGGGAGACATCACCGGACACGACCGGGATAACAAGTGGAGATGAATCGGAAGGAGTAAATACATGAAAAAAGAAGAATTAGTAGCAAAAGGATTATCTGAGGAGCAGGCACAGGCCGTAATGGATATCTGGAATGAAACCATTAAGGGGTTTGTACCAAAGGAGCAGTTTGACGAGGTAAACGGGAAGCTGAAAGAGGCAAATACCACGA